CACTGTGGCACCTGCCTATGAAGACGGTTCTACAGGCGGCGTGACCGGTGCTCCACTAAACACCGCTGGTGGTTTTGCTAGATCAGGCACCAAAATTGTACGGTCAGGCTCCAGAACATTTGGTAATTTGACCCCAACAGTAGTTTCTAGTGCAACTGGGGCTAACGCGGTAATTTCAGTGACTCTTACTGGACCAGGCACCACATACAGTACAACCACTACTGCTATCTCAGTACAGAATTCAGGTACAGGCTACGCCATCAATGACACCTTGAAAATTCTAGGCAACGCACTTGGCGGATCAACTCCCGGCAACGACCTAAACTTGACGGTGCTGGCAGTGACCACTGAAATCTCCGGCGGCGAACGACTGTTTGCTATTCCAATCAATGCTACTCAGGGTGGTATTTTGGATCTGAGTTCGGTCAAACAGATTGGTACTAGTGCTATTCCCGGAACAGGTACATATCCCAACGGTCCAGAAGTGTTGGCAGTGCAGATCACAGCATTGACCACACAAACAAGCCCAACAGGTGAAATACAGTTGAGTTTTAAAGAAAGCCAGGCCTAAAGCCTACACAAGATCCTGCTCGACCAGCAGGATCTTTTTTTGCACAGCATCAATGTTCACTGTGTTCCACAGTCCAGGATGCATGGGTCGGGGAAATGTGCCTGCGTCAATCCAGGCATAACCCAGGTGCTCGTGATTGAGCCTGGGAGTGAATTCTGACTGAATCACACACACCCAGGTGTGATACTCAAACACACCGTCGGGTGCGGTGAATTTTTCTAGTGGTATCAGTCTCAAGTATGTTGGAAAACTACCCAGTTCTTCAATACATTCGCGTTCCATGCCGCCCAGTAGTGTTTCTGCACCTTCTAGTTTGCCGCCAGGAAGCCCCCATGCACCTGGGTGCTTGGCGTCGTTGCGCAAGAGATAAAGATAGCGACGGGTGTCTAGGCTTCGAAACCAAACACCCACTGCTTTTAGAGAACCAGTTTCCATGTGCCTCCGGGATAAACGCCCTGATAACTTTTGACCCAACTGGTACCGTTCCACTCGTACTGTATCCCAGTAGTAATGTTGGTCACGTACTGCCCGCCCGCTGCATCGGCAGCTCTAAAAACCACACGCCAGAAATTGTTTTGATACTCAATGATGTCATTGGCATTGGCAATTAAAGGCCTACCATTGGCTCCCAACCAAGCTACCGGATTGTATTGATTGTCTCCATCGCCGGTGGCCTCAATCAACAGGTATCTTTGTCCGTCAATAGCAGAGTCTAGTCCTTCTTGTGGTCCGCTGATTAATGGATCAATTATGGCATCAATTGGTGCCAAGGTGTTTTGCGGCAGTGTGTCAATGTCAACTGTAAACAGCACAAATCGATCGTCATTGGGATCTAGTACAATAGTGCCAATTACTTCGGAGCCATCTTCTTGCTCCAGTCTTAATTGACTCACGCCCGGTCTCAATGTGCCGTACACGTCAATCACTGTGGGCCATAATAGATTGCTGTCTGACAGCACAGTATTAGGAACAAATTTACTGTTGGATTCAGGATCCACCAGTTGAGGTTTTACACACTGTATGCGATTGCCAATGACCACTAGGCCGTAGTTGTAAGGAGTAATGGCCTGGCGGGTGCCCAGCAACAAATCATTGTTGGTCACTGCATTATTAAGATCACCCTGAGCATCGTACATGGATGCAATCACACGTTCTACCACACCCAGTTTCTTGACCTTGGCAGGAGGACTGATCCAGATGGGGAGATTGAATTTCAATGTGGAAATGTCAATGGTGTCCTGGGCACCTGCAGGTATGGTTCTGGAACTCCAGGTGTTGGATTCCAGTTCCACAATGCTGAGACTGGTCCAGTCAATGTAGTTGTCAGTTGATTGAATTTCCAAACTGGGGTTAAACAAGGTCAGGATCTGTTCCAGCAACTGCAGCTTTTGATTGGTATTGGAAGTCCAGATGTCCAGGGTAATGCCCAGTTTGTAAGGCACAGGCATGATACGCTCAATAGTAAATGCATTGCCTTGTGTGGTTTCGTAGGTCTCAGTGGACTCATCGTAAGTGCGTTGACGCACTGCTATCTTGCTCACAAATGTGGGATCCTGCATGCGAGGACGATCATAGTCCAGGGCAGAAATGTAAAAAGTCATCATGGGACTGGCCGGCATAGAGTTGCGACTATTTTCCTGAATGATGTTTTGAGCATTGCGACTGGCATCGCCGTAGCGTACAGGCACCCGAAGCAGGGCAGCGTTTTCACTGTTTTCCTCACGGCCGTACTCTACCTGGAATCCTGAAAAGATCCTTGTAAATTGTAGTAGGAATCGACGTATTTGTTCGTCGTAAAAATACATTTGATTCATTGTGTTAACCGCCGTTGTCAGCTCTGGGCTTGAGGATTTCGCTTAGACTCTGACGACTTGGTATTGTACCGCGATCAGATGTTCTAACTGTGTCATTGTTATTTACAAAACTGCTGCGTTGGGTCTTGTTATTTGGGCCGTTGTTGAGATCAGTGCGCACATTGTCTTCAATTTTGACCCATCTTTTGCCGTCGTAACGAAACATGCGATTGGGTTTGTAATCCAATCGCAAGGTATAATCTCCTGTGACAGGATTCAGCGGGAAAGCGATACCGGTGGTCACGGGCAAGCCATTGGGAGCATGTGTGTCTCCGGTCAAGTAACCCTGTGTGTATCCAAAACTGCTTGGGGATGTGGATGCACCACCTTGCGTGCCATCCACAGTGGTATTGGTCCCGTCAGCAGTGAGACTGGTGGGGTTGGCTGGAGCACCGTCTACTGTGGTTGGTTCAATATAGAACTTTTGATTGTCGTAACCCGACAGCGGAACTTCAATGTCGGCCTGTGTGAGGATAGCATCGTTGATCTCTTGATCTTTGGTCCTGGTACTGAACACTTCACTAGCAGTGGGTGGAGTATACTCACGCCAAAATGTAGAGTTGGTTATAGCAGTACCAGCTGGAACGTTTTGAACAGACTGATAGTACACATCGCCTTGGTTTACAATTGAACCAGTGGGGTAGAAGTTGCCGTCGTCCCAGATGTTTTCAGGTGCAACTGGAGACTTCAGTATGTCTTTGACTTCTTGTGCATTGGTCATTGGGGTGGCCTTGACCCGCCAGGTGTGTGGTTGCCAGGTCTGTGCAAAGCCTTCGCTAGCAAAGGCAGCGTCCTGAATCATGTAGTACTTGGGCAGGGGCAACGGTATTGCAGTGTTAAGAGGATTGTAGTCCTTGAGGTTGGGCACCTCCAGCACATCACCGTTCATGAGCTTGCGACCAAAACTGTCAATCATGTCGTTGTAGTGAAAAGTAATAAACAAAGTGTCGTTGTTCAAAAACAAACCAAACTGACTGAGGTCAAAATCTACATCCTGTGTTTGATACACCCCGCGCATGACATACACATCCTGATCATAGATTCTGTCCCGGTTTTCCAGCAACAGCAAGTCCTGAATGTTCAAAGGACTGAGTTCATCATAAATGGGTTGTGTGGCATCAAAATTGCCTGACGTGGCCGAATCTTCGCCGCCAGTCTGTGGACCCAAATACTTGTGCACAAAGAGATCAAGTCCACCCACAGTGTACATTTCCGAGATGGTGCGATCCATGAACTGGTAATCTCTGGTACGATTAGGGCGGTAAAGGCTGAGTTTGGGCATAGTAGAGTATTTAGCGAATTCAAGTTTGACCAAAAATACGCCTTGTGCTATAATTAGGAATGGATGAATATCTACAGCGTATTGACAGCCTGAGTCGGCAGGCCCATAAGTTTCAAAGTTATGAGGCCCGTGAAGATCTGGACCGCATGATTGGTGCTGCTCGTGCAGTAGCACAAGACCTCAGCCGGGAACTGGTTGAATGCAAGCGCCTGCGCAAGATAACAGTACGGGCCCAAAGTTTTGAAGTCAAACTAACTGACCTTTTGGACAATGTTGAGAAAATGTTAGTTTATGCCCAGTTGCGCTATCGTTGACCAAAAAGGTTATGTGTGTTATAATACATGCTTGTCTACTAAATGGGGTATGTGATGAAAGCTGTGAGTTTTGTTGCAAAGTATTCTGGCACCAATCGATCACGGGCTGTGGTACCCTATGACAAAGTCAAAGCCACAGAAAAGTGGGTAGAGTATGCCTTGGACATTGCGGACATGTCGCGAATCATAATGTCCGTAGATTTTGACACAAAATGGAAACTAGCGGCGGCTCTGGAAATAGCAGAACGCAAAAAAGCCTATATGTACAAACACAAAAACTTCAATCTCAATCGTGCTTTGACAATTTTTGATGCCGTCAAACATTTGCCCTCCACTAAGTAAGGACCAATATGAAAAACACCGCTCAAGTAAAACTGCTGAATCCCCGTAGCCCAGACACCAAGTTCATGGGCATGGAACCCGACTGGCACACGGCTCCAATGGCCGGGCGCATCAGTTCCATGAGCAAGGCCTTTGCATGGTACAATTATTTTTACGGCAAAAAAGATGCTCGTGACATGATTGTGAGCTACCTGGAAGCACATGGACGCAAGGCTGATGTACGTACTCTGCGAGGTGTTCCAGACTCGGCTATTCGCTCAACCACTGCATGGTTGTGCCGCATGACTCAGGTGGGTCTGGAACTAAATGAGGCTGAGCAAGTGAAGCTGGACACAATGTTGGCAGAAATTCTGGCAGCAAAACAGCAGGCCCAGGCCGAAGCCACTGTGGAATCCGACGTGCCAAAGATCACCATCCAAGATCGCCTACGTGAAAAGGTGTCGGAGTGTGCTGGCGAACTGGACGGCATGTTTGACGAGTTTGTGATCAATGGCGCCAAAATGTCAGCGGACTACAAACCTGTGAGCTTGATTCGTAGCATGAACGTGGCACCACAGTTGATCTCAGTACTAAGCGACATCTGGAAGCGCAAACTGACTGAGTTTGAATTGGCTGTGGAAGGCAAAGATGCACACCTGGCTGAAGGCTATAGATTCCTCTCCAAGATCCAGTTGCGCAATGCTGTGAAGTTCTGTGAAACTGTGATCAACGACTGCGGTGCATATGTGCAGATCAAGAAAGTGGAACGCAAGCCGCGACAGGTCAAAGCAGTGCCACCTGAGAAGAAAGCAGCCAAGTTCAAGATTTGTACAGAGTTTGTGGAACTCAAGCTGAAGAGCCTGCCAGCTGCAAGCCTAGTGGACAAGACCGAAGCCTGGTTGTATGACACCAAAAAGCGCAAGCTGATTCATGTTGTGGCCGACGAGTATGCCAAGGTGTTTACTGTGAAAAACAATGCCATCATTGGATTCGGCACAGCGGAAACCCAGCAGAAAACTGTGCGCAAGCCAGCCGAAACTATTAAAGCTATGCAGGCAGCAGGCAAGCCAGCTGCTCGTAAACTGTTCAAGGACATCAAGACCACAGAAACTGCATTTAACGGACGTGGTACTGAGAATTTGGTGATCCTCAAGAGCTGGTGACAGCTAAATATAGGGAACGGAGTTCCCTATGAGCGAAAATACATTACCCCAACTCAAGCAAAACTTAATTGAATATGTCAAGCTTCAGTTGGGTGATCAGATCATTGATCTTGAAACTGACCCTGCACACTACGAAGCAGCCTATCAGCGCACCATAGGCACTTACCGCCAACGTGCTCAAAACGCCTATGAAGAAGCCTACATCTTCATGGAACTGATGCGGGACGTTAACATCTATACCTTGCCACAAGAAGTAGTGCAAGTTCGGCAAATTTTTCGCAGAACATTTGGCGACTCAGTGGGACCTTTTGCCAGCAACTTTGACCCGTTTGCTCAGGCGTCGATCAACGTTTACCTCATGAACTTCAACGTAGCAGGCGGCCTTGCCACCTATGATTTCTACAGTCAGTACGTGGAACTGGCTGCAAGAATGTTTGGCGGCTTGATGAACTATACCTGGAATCCAGTGACCAAGAAGCTGCAGTTGATCCGTGATCCTAAAAACTCGGGAGAAAATGTTCTGCTATGGACCTGGCAGCTCAAACCAGAAATTCAACTGCTACAAGACTTTCAAATCAGCCAGTGGATCCGTGATTACATGGTGGCCAATACCAAACTGATAATCGGCGAAGCTCGTGAAAAGTTTTCAACCATTGCTGGACCTGGAGGTGGATCAACACTCAACGGTTCAGCAATGAAAGCCGAAGGACAAGCACAGATGGACGCTTTGATTGAACAGCTCAAAATGTATGTTGACGGCTCACAGCCACTGACCTGGGTGATTGGATAATGAGAGCTAGTGAATTCGTAACTGAGAACAAAAAAGTGTTCAAACGCAATGCTAAGACTGGCAAGCTCGGCATGAAATGGCGCTGTGCGGCCGGGCCCAGGAAAGGACGCATAGTGGCAGAACCTAACCAATGTTCAGCTAGCCTGGATCGGGAAAAGTCTTCTGC